TTCTTAAGAATGAAGCTACTGTTCTGTTACCATAACGCTCAAACTCTTTTTCATAAGTATCAGGAAGATACTGATTCAAAAAGTTGAAGTTGGTAAGATAATTTGTGGCTGTAGGGACCTGAGCCGATGATGGCTGCAAGTCAAAGCCTGGAGTATTTAATACTGGCATTGTTTTTTTATTTTAAAGGTTTAACTTTTTTTAATACTTTTTATTTTGAGACCTCTACTACTTGTTTGTCCTAAAGACTTAATTTTTAAACCACCTTTAGATGTTGACTGCGGAGTGTTTCTCATTTCCATATTTATGTTTTTAGATTTTTTGGAAACGTTATCCACTGTTGCAGCTACTCCTTGGTCGTAAAAAAACTGCGCAAACTTTTCTGGATTCATCGCCATCGCTATTGCACGATGGTAACCTTCTGCATCTTTAATTAATCCTGAATCTTTGTCCATAAATTTCTTTACGAAATTATTTACATCAGATTGAACATTCTTAAGTTCAGAAGCATCCCCAGGTTTGTAAGTAAATTCATTCTCTCCGACTTTGAAATCAAAACCTTTGAAATCATCGTTAAAAACCTCGTTGGTTTTTTGAAGAAAATAATCATACCTTTCCTTAGTTTTTTGTTGAGAAGTTTCAGCCTCTTCTATATAACTTTTATAGCGACTAAATTCTTCGGCTTGCTCATCAGATAATGAACTCCCACTTGACTCAAGAGGAATCTTATATTTATCCTTTTGCTCGTTAAAAAATTTCTTCGCTTTAACAAGTTCTCTTTTCTGTGCTAACTTCTTTTTCTTAATGTCTTTATCTTCATCAAGATCTTCGTCATACCCAAACTTATCTTCAATCAAGTCTTGAATATCAATGGTATCCAATCCTTCTTCAGTAGCTGCGTAGTACTCAGTTAGCAACTGCGATGCATCCATGTTTTCGTAATCCTTCTGTAGTCTTACAAAGTCATCAATGCCTCGCCCTGTTTCTTTTTTATATTCAAAGAACGTTTTTACATCTTCTGGTAAGTCATCGTTTATCTCCTTTTGAGCAAACAAATCATCAACCGATGTAATATCTTTATTATATCTATCCTTTATGTAAGATATAATATCTTCATCTTTTAGTCCTGCCGATTCTTGTGTTTCTTCTTGCGGTTGTACACTTTCTTCGGTGTTCGTGGCGGTGGTACTTTCAGAGCTTGCTTCCACTCCTGCATCGTCAGCTCCATCATTTTCAAAACTTTCTTCATGTTGTTTTAAAAGTTTCTCTTCAATCTCTGCTACAGACTTCTGCTCAGAGCCTTCTACCGCCTTTACTTTAAATTCTTGATTTTCCATTAAATTAAATTTTTACAAAGTTAATACTTATTTATTTATTTCTTTTAGCCTGTCTTTCAGACTTCTTTTTAGCTCTATATGCTTTCATAGCTTCTCTTTTAGCTTTACCCTTTTTCCAAGATCCAGCCGCAAATCTTTCAGCCCTCTTCTTTCTTTTAAACTCATAAACCTCCCCAGCATCTAAAGCTTCTTTATAACTCTGCGGTTTAGCTTTTTCGTTTCCTTTGAAGGTTATAGAAGGATAAGCTCTGTAAACCTTTTTACCATCTACATCGCCTGATCCATAAGTCATTTTTACAGTAGCATTTCTGCCAGACTTATTTCTTTTTAAGTTTCTTAAATGTTTTTTTCTTTTCTTTTTTACAACAGTCATATTATCTTGGATTAAATTCAGCAAGGTCAAAACCATCCAAGCTGTCCTCATTGGATTCAAAGCTTATTGGAGGAAGGTTATTTTTTCTTTGCTGAATAAGCTTAGACTGTTCAGAGTTAGCCTGACTAATACGCTCAGCCTTAGCCTTCTCACGTTTTTCTTCTCTCATATCAATCTGAGACTGCTCTACACCTTTAAGCTGCATTTGCATTTGGAACTCCACCTGCATAAGCTGTTGCTTCAACATTGCCTCGTTCTTTTGTTTTTCTATTTCAAAAGAAATCTCAGCCTGCTTAATCTGCATCTTAGCTTGAGCTTCCGCCTGTATCTTTTGCATTGCTGTTTGAGCTGCCATTTGTTGAGACTGCATATTGTTTTGTTGTTGCATCTGCATCTCAGTAGCTTTTTGCTGTTGCTCCTGCTCTTGTCTTTGTTTACGCTTAAGTTTTAGTAGTTGGTTAGCCATCTTAAGATTCTTAAGCTCTCTGATGTCAATAGCGTCTTCTAAGTCTATACCACCTTGAGATAAAGCCATCTGTATATTAGCCTCAAGCTGAGCTTTCTCTTCTTCATCTGGAGCAACCTCAATAAATATACCAAAGTCATAAAGGTATAAGTTCTTTATATCCTCTAATATGCTCAAGTTGTACTTTCCGATTTGCATAGCAAACTCATCCTTGAAGTCAGAGTACTCTAATACATCCGCTGTTCTAATAGCTAAAGCCTCAGCTAAAGTTTTTGTAAGGAATAAACTTCCTTGTAGTATATGTCGTGTTGCTGTGTTAGAATTTAGTGCAGCTAACTTCTGAACACCAACTAAAGAATTAGGGTCTGGTGTTGAACCATCACGTGCTTCATTTAGTCCTGTGACAGACCTTATCATATCTAAATAGTGGTTGTAGTTTCCAATAAGCATCTGCATTTTAGACGCTCCACTGTTAGATGTTAATTGCTGAATAGGAACTCTGGCGTTATTAAACTCACCATCTTGAGTGTAGCTTCTTCCTACAACACTACCAGTTTGAAAATAAAGTCTTAGCGCATCAGAAGGGTCATAAGCGTTGCCTGTTCCTAAGTCTACTTCGTTTAGTCCGTCAGCATCTATAAAGACACCATCAGGAACAACACGTGAAACAACTTGCTGTAACTTAAGATGCGTCATTTGTATTAAGTCAGCAAATGGTATCATTCTTCTAACCAAAGACTCAACCACACCTTTGTACATTCTGGGCGCTACAGCTACATAATTAGACATAGCGAACTGATTAGCAGAATTTGGTCTTACCATATTCTCCATCATATCCCACTTTAATATTATGTTGGTGCCCATAACCATAACACCTTCATACCAAACGTCTATGGTTTTTTCTACCTTTTCAAAGTTTCTCTCCTCCATCATTTCTTCAGTAGGATTGAACTGGTCATCTTTTTCAACTACTCTGTAAGAACCTTCAGATATTTCTTTCTTCTTGTAAACAAACTTGTTAGTAGTCTTGTAGTTAAAATACATTAAGGTACAAGTGTCTCTGGCAAACATACTGTTTTCGTACATAGCCGCAACATTATAGTAGTCATACCAAGACTGACTATACTTAGATATTTCTTCCATATCTTCGTTAGTCAAGTCAGGGTTAATTTTTACAAGCTCTGATATTGGAACTGTTTTGATTTCTCCCCAATAGAAACAATCTTTGAAGTATGGATCTTCTGTGTAACTGTACACAACATTAGCTGGATCAACATACTCTACACGAATACCATCGCCTTTTTGAAACATGTGCTTACATATACCAATACCTAAAGTTGTTATATCATAGTCGCATTGTTTTCTAACCTGAGAGTAATGATTCTCTTCAAGCATAGTGTTAATGGCTTGTTCTGAGGCTATCTCAATAGCTGGCTTGTAGTTCATTTGCATAAACAATTCAAGCTCCATATCATTCTCAGGAATATTATCTTTAGCTATGGTGAAAGGATTAACACCGAACTCTTGTTCTATCTGATTAAATAAATCTTTGTTAACCATATTCTTTTCAACCATCTTCTGAAACTCACTTCTCTTTTCAGCAGACATAGCGTCTTGAGCAAAACAGTTGATTTTAAAAAGCCTATCTGACATTCCGTTAACCACAATGTCAACAAACTTTGGTATAATTGGAACTGGTGTCCAATCTAAATTTAGATACGATAAATCTCCATCAATAGCTAATTCGTTTTTATACTTTGCTATTGACTGCTCTCCTCTTGCATACAGTCTTAATCTATGAAACTCAGCCCACTGGCTATAAAACCTACAGGTGTTTCCATCTCTTCTGAACCATTCGTACTGAATCGCTTGTCCTATTTGGAGACCATATTCTTTTGTTTTCTTCTTTGAATCTGAAACAAACTGGTCAGGAAATGCGGCAGCCTGAATGTCTATTTTTACTGACTTCATCTATTAATTATTTGACTTATTGAAGACTTGTTATCGTATCTTGCAAAGTTAATACTTATTTTCGATTTTTGTTTAGAAGGTGTGTATAAGTGCTTTTGATTAGCCATTATAGCTAATCCAGAACTAATAGAAGCATCAAACTTAGTTCGATTAGTAATATCAAACTTAGCCCAGTCCTCTAATGTTTTCATAAAATACATAGAACCCATTTCGTCTGGGTCTCTATATTCACCACTTAAATCCATGCCCACATGCTTTTCAATGTAGGACTCAATCGCTGATGCGTGAGACTGCTTTACATCTTCAGAAGTATTGGGTATACCACCTAACTCTCTTTCAGTTTTTGACAACTTATTAAATGTTTTGTCAGGTCTATTTAAACTGAAACCTCTGTACCCTCTGTTCTTAAAATGATACAGTAATCTGGGTTTGTTATTCTCGCAAAGTATAGGCATTCCATAAAACACACAAGCCATTAAAACTTCCTCAAAAAATATTTCTGCTGTTTGTGGTCTGGCGATATACTCTAAAAAAAACTCATTACTTGGAGCTTCTTCCATATTAAACTTTGTCATACCATGAAGAGCACCATTAGAACCTTTACCAACAACAACTCCTGATATGTCATAGGAGTCACATCCGAAAGAACCTAAGTGTTCGTTTGCTGGGTGTTTAACCCCTCTTCTTACCTCGACTCTGTTCTGCAAATGTTTTGCTGGAATCCAGCTAACTAAAAATCTTCCGTTTCTATTAGGACTCCAAACAACCTTACTGTCTTTTATACCGTTCTGCCAATGAAAAGACCCACGTGTTAAATGGTGTTTAAGATTTATAGAATCGTTATAATCTATCTGTTGGTATATCTTAGTTAGATTAAATA